TTGGGTGAAGCTGTACAAGTTGAGCCCCGAGCAAACATTCGTTATTTACGATGACACTTACGAACAAAATTCGCTTATGGCGGTCAACTATTACGATGTTGACTATGGAGACGCAAAACGAAAGACAATCATCAAGGTATATACAGCCGATCGAGTCTATACTTACGAGTGGAGCTCACAGAAGAGCGACGGGATGAAGCTAAAAGACGAGCAAGAGCATTTTTTCCACGGTGTACCAGTCAATGAGTACAGCAACAATGAAGAGCGCCTCGGATCGTATGAGTCAGTATTGGACAATATCGACGCTTACGACTTATCACAGTCAGAGCTTGCCAACTTTCAACAAAATAGCAATGACGCGATTTTGTTGATCAAAGGCAACCCTTACACGGGAGCAGATGAGAAGGACTTTTTCGATGACGGTCGAATCAATCCAAACGGTCGCCTTGGGGTGTCTATGGCATATAAGCGCGCTCAAGTGCTTATTTTGGACGACAATCCGAATCCGGGAGGATCAGCACCAGACGCAAGCTATCTCGTTAAGCAGTATGATAGCGCGGGAGCGGAAGCGTATAAGGAACGGCTAGTGAATGATATCTTGCGGTTTACGTTCACGCCGGACACAACCGATAACAATTTCGGAGGCGTTCAGTCGGGCGAGTCTATGAAATATAAGTTGATGGCTGCTGACAATTATCGCGAACAACAGCAAGATCTCTTTGAGGCTGGACTTATGCGACGTTTGCGCCTTGCTGTTAATATTTGGAAGATCCAAGGGAACGAAAGCACAGCTTACGAACTTATCAATGATACGTCGATTGTTTTCCGTCCGAATATTCCACAAAATGAAAAAGAGATTGTTGAAATGGTTCGCACACTCTATGGAATCGTGAGCGAGCAAACAATCTTCGAGATTTTGAATCAAGTGACCGGAATCGACGCAGAAGTCGAGCTCGAGCGTTTGAAGAATGAAACTAAAGAACAACTCGAAGTCTTACCAAGGTTCGGAAAGCACGAAGAAAACGGAGAGGTGACAGATGACGAACAAATTGAAGAATCTGAAAAACCTCGAGGATCATGATCGTTATTGGACAGACCGAGCCCGTGAGATTTTCGAATATGTCGATCGGAAAGATATCAATTTCTTTGCTGAAATGGAAAAGATCTATCGTGAGCAATCCGTGAGTCTTCAAAGGTCAGTATTTGATTTTTATACACGCTTCGCGGAAGATCATGAGATCAGTTATCAAGACGCAATGAATCGTCTCCGCGGTGAGGACTTGAGCGATTATGCAGAAAACGCCCGACGTTATCGCGAGCAAGCAGAGAAAGATCCGGAGCTCTTGCGACGCTTAAACGAACAATACGCGTCAGCTAGGGCAGTACGTCTCCAAGTGCTCAATACAGAGGCCGTCTATCGTGCTGGTGTACTAGCGGGTGCATTGCATAAGAGCTTTGAGAAATATCTCTATGACGTGGCAAAATACGCTTATCGTAAATCAGTCGGTGGCCGTGCGGGCGCAATCAACCGTCCAGCATTTGAAGAAGTCATCAAGACGCCATTCAACGGACGGAACTATTCAGAACAACTTTGGGGGAATACTGACACGCTAGCAGATAGCTTGAAGAAGGTTTTCCGTCAAGGCTTCATTCGTGGAGATAGTCCTCATGAAATGGCTCGAGAAATCCGAAAAGAGTTCAACGTGGCACGCTCAAGGGCTGAAACGCTAGTCCGAACAGATGCGACAGCAATTATAAACCGAGCAACTATCAAACGATATAAACGCGAAGGTTTGAAATACTATCGGATTTTAGTCGTTTTAGATAATCGGACGACTCAAATTTGTCGGCGAATTGCACAAGAAGATAAACTTTATAAACTTGAGGACGCGCAAGTCGGGGTTAATATGCCCCCGTTCCATTATAATTGTCGGTCAACAATTATGCCGGATGAAGGCGAATTGAACGGTGAAGGAGTAGAAGAAAGACCTGAAGACTATAGCGATAAATCAAAAGCGCTTTTTAGAAATAAAGATTCGAATAAGCGGCGTCCGATAAATATAGCAAGACAAAATCGTTTAACTAGAGATTTCAGACAAAGAGGAGGCGTGATTTTCCAAAGTCTAGAGGGTGACCAATATCTGAAGAAAGTTGGCGCGGCTGCTTTAAATTACAACGAGAAAACTATTATATTGCCTACAAAACCGACAATTTCAGAAGTGTTGGAAGAATTATATCATGCGGAACAGTATAGAAGTGGGAAAATCGATCCAAACGATGATATTAGTAAAATAAAAGCTGAAATAGACGCGCAAAACTATTTACTTTCGGTAGAAAAGAGGTATAATATACCTAGAAACGAAAGCGAACAAACAAAGAAGAATCTGAAGTATTGGAAGGAGAAATTGAAAAAATATGAAGATTAAACATATTTTACAATTACCATTCGGGACGTCTGTTAATTTAGATGAAAATGTCCCCGAATCCGGAGTAGTAGGCAAGTTTTTGACCGTTGATTTTGAAAATTACTATAAAGTTGTGGGAACTCCGACAAACATTTTTTCAGAGGTCTTGATTTCAAAAGCAGAAACATTGATGGAAGGTCAAGAAGTTCATTTTGTATAAAATAAGCACTTAGATAATAATCTAGGCGCTTTTTTTATGCTCAAAATAAGAAAGGGGAATAATGATGAATATTTGGGACCTTGTTTCTTTGGTCGCTGGCTTAATCTGTTTTTTTATTTTGGTATTAGTGGGATGGGCCATTATTGCCGGGTTGATTGACGGAATTAAAAAAGCATACAAAGAACGTACAAAATAGATAAGGAGGTGATCCGTTATCTTGACAAGCGGGAATAGACCGCTTTTTTTGTTGTCCAGACTATGCGGAGGACGTTAAAAGCTGCATTGTTTCGCCGCCGGGCGTAAAACGAGAATATCGATTGATGGCGTAACCATCGGAGGAAAACAAATGTCAGAAAATACAAACGCAAATGTTGAAACTGAAGCGCTTGAGCAAGACGTCACTCAAGAAGAACAAGTTGAAACGAAGCAAGAGAAGTCCGAGCGTACCTTCACACGCGCCGAATTTGGAAAAGCAGTCGCAGCAGAAATTGCCAAAGCCCGCGCAAGCTGGGAAGCTGAACAAGCTGAAGCGCTTGAGCTTGCAAAGAGCGAAGGTGAACGCCTCGCGAAGCTAACCAAGGATGAACGCGCCAAAGAAGAGGAAGCGAAACGAATCCAAGCAATCGAAGAGCGTGAGCGAGCAATCGCAGAACGAGAAATGAAAATGGCAACAATGGCGTTGCTAGTGGAAGAAGGGCTTCCACAAGAATTCCTCGGGCACGTCCTCGCTCCGACAGCAGAAGAAGTTAAAGCGAAAATTTCTGACTTGCGAAATGTTTTTGACAAAGAAGTTGAAAAACGCGTCAATGAACGCTTAGTACAAAGTACGCCTCGTCGTGGCGCTATTAACGGGTTCACGAAAGAGGATATCATGGCGATTGAAAACGACGACGAGCGTCAACAAGCAATCGCTGAAAACATTCAATTATTTAGAAAGGGCTAGAATATGGCTGAAGCAAAATTAACAACAATGGCAAATCTAGGCGAAATTAAGTCTATTGATTTTGTCAATAAATTTTCAAAAAACATCAATGATCTATTGACACTTCTCGGTGTTACACGTCGTCAAGAATTGACAAGTGATCTCAAAATTCAAACTTACAAATGGACTGCGGACGTGAACGCAACCAACCCGGCAGAGGGTGAAGATATTCCGCTTTCTCAAATGGTTCGCGCAAAAGCGCAAGCATACGAGGTAGCTTGGTTTAAAAAACGTCGTTCCGTGTCAGCAGAAGCTATCGCACGTCATGGTGCGTCAGTAGCAATCACAGAAGCTGATACTCGTCTTATGCGCGAAATCCAAAACGGAATTAAGGAGCAATTCTTTACATTCTTAAAAGCAAATCCAACTAAAAACAAAGGTAAAGGATTGCAAGGTGCGCTTGCTCAAGCGTGGGCGAAAATCGCAACCTTCAACGAATTTGAAGGATCTCCAGTCGTTACTTTCGTGAATCCGGTTGACGCTGCTGAATACCTTGGAAACGCTGGCGTAGGTGCTAACGCTTCTAACGTCTTCGGAATGACTTTGCTCAAGAATTTCTTAGGTATGCAAAACGTGATCGTGATGAACGGTGTACCAGAAGGAAAAATCTACACGACAGCAATCGAAAATCTCGTTTTTGCAAACTTGAACGTTGCAAGTGGTGATCTTGGTGGATTGTTTGCGGACTTCACAGATGAAACTGGACTTATCGCAGTAGCTCGCGATCGTGCATTGAAGAATCTCACTTTCGAGTCTGTATTCTTCGGAGCAAATGTTCTCTTTGCTGAAATTCCAGAAGGTGTCGTTGAAACAACAATCGAAAAAGTAACAGTAGTACCCGGCGGATAATTAAGAGGTAAACGATGGCAGCTATTGAACTAGAAAAAGTAACGAAAGAAATTCGTTTATTGAAAGGAATTCCGGAAAGCGACAAAGAGCAAGACGAACTTTTGGCCTTAATTGTAAAGGATAGTTTCGAGCGTGTTATCGCGTTCGTCAACCGTTTTTCGGACTTTCCATTGGCAGAATTGCCGGATAGCGTGAGTTATATTCTTCGTGATGTGGCTGTCAGTCGATTTAACCGCTTAAACTCTGAAGGGGCAACCGCTGACAGCGAAGAAGGCCGGAGCTTTACTTGGGAAGACAGCTATCTAACAGATGATAACAAGGCTATTTTGGAAAGCCTAGCAGTCAAAAATCGCGCCCGTGGAATCGCTAGATTTATTTAAAAAGGGGGCGCGTATGATTTATAATGATCGCGTTGTTTTGATTTTTGAAACACGTCCAAGCGATGAATTATTCGAGAAAATGGGAAAGCGTAACAGCTCCCCGATACCTTGTATGAAAAATGCCATGTCAAATTATGAAATGATGGGGCTTTTTGGCAAGTACGACTTCGACGCGTTCAAGTTGCACTTACAAGGTATTCATAAAGATTTTTCCGAAGTGATTTACAAAGGGCGTAAGATGAAAATCAAAGGCAAAAGATACCATCATAATAGCACGGTGATTTATTTATGAGTTTTACTTATAAAGTTAAGGGGCTTGATAAGTTCATTCGTCGCGTACAAGGTAAACCAAAACAGGCAAGACGGGTAGTAAGCGCGGAGCTTCAACGTTCGGCCTTACGGGTTGAGCGTAAAGCTAAAATGAAAGCAGCAGTCGATACCGGATTCATGCGGAACGGTATCTTTGTTTCTCGTTTAGGAATGTTACGATACAAAGTAACGTCCCCGGCTGGTTATTCCGTCTATGTGGAACTTGGAACGCGTAAAATGAAGGCGCAACCTTTCCTCGGTCCGGCAATGAAAGAAGAAAGTGAGGTTCTATTCAAGAATCTTCACAAAATGTTTAGGAGGTGATTTATGACTTTTGAAACACCTTCAGTAAAAGCGCTCGCGAATATTCGCGAAAAATTGAAGCCGTTAAACCTTCCGATTTACTTTAATCTTCCAGAACCGAAAACGCTAGAGCCGTTTATCGTTATCGGTCAAACGAGCTCTGACACGTCGAAAACAGTCCAAACGGGGCTCATTATCGAGGATTTAGGCGTTCAGGTGGATATATTCCTTCCGGGTGATGAAAGTCGCGGAGAGGTCGAAAGAGTGCGCTCTGAAGCTATCAGGCGTATCGGAAGAAATTCGAGAATGGCTACAAATGTTTTAAAAGATAATACAGTAGGTCGTGAGGTCTATCATATCGTTTTAAATTTAACAGAAATTATTTATTAAAAAGGAGTTTTAAAATATGAGTGAAGCAGAAGACAAGGCAAAAATTAAAATTACGATTGCAAAACCAATCGTAGGGAAAAAAGTATTTTACTTTATTCAATCAATTCACGCAGAAAAAGGCACGGGAGCAATGCTTCCAGCTTATCGTAAAGATGGTTCTACCACAATGGGCGGTGAATACATCGACGAACAAACACAACAAGGGCGTTTGCTTGAAAAAGCAACCGACGAGCACTCAATCGAGTTGACTCAATACTTTGCACCAAAAGATCCATCAGTCAAAGTTATCTTGGACGCTCAAAAAACGGGTGAATCAGTCAAAATCTGGCGCGTTATCGTTGACGAAAGCGTAAAAGACACGTCAGAAGGCAAAGATAAATATCCAGCACAATTCGGTTATGGTAAAATCACAGACGATATCGAATTTGACGACGCTATCGATGGATTTACTGAACTTAACTATACAGTCGGAATTGTTGGACGTCTTCGCGATGGGAAATTCCCGCTTTCAACGGAAGAAATCAATATGCTTAACGAAGTATATGAATACCAAAATCCGGGCGAAACAACTGGCGATTACAACAACATCACACGCTAATTTTTCAAGCAAGAGGGCCGTCAAAAGCCCTTTTGCTTTTATTTTTTAACTAAAAGGAGTATAAACTATGGAATTTACAGTCGGAAGCCGTGCAATCGAAATTAAATTTGATTATATGCTTATGTTTAAAGTCAATCGCGAATTATCAAGTCGCGACGACAACGGACAACCAAACGAGGACGGCGTGGGCGCTTTATTCCTTCGCGTTGTGGAGCGTAACGATTCGGCTTTGGTTGATTTAATCAAGTTATGCGCAAGCAAGAAAGCGAAAGCTGTATCAGACGAGGAAGCATTGACAGCTATTTCAGCTAAATTGGAAGAATTGGACGCGACAACTACCGAGCCAATCTTTAAAGCTATTGAAGAAGAAATGGTGGATTCAGGTTTTTTCAACGAAAAAGTTTTGAAGTATATCGAGAAGCTCGAATTGGCCTTGAAGTATTTGAAGGCGAAGGCAGAAACAGCACAAGATCAAGCGACGGCACAATTCCAGATCGAACAAACGGAAGCACAAATTGGAAGGTTGAAGAACGCAATCTCTTAATCGAGTGCGCCCGTTTAGGTCTAACAGATACACGAATCATTTATTCTTGCAGCAAAAGGGAGCTTGATGCGATTCGTGAAGGTCTATACTATCGCAGTATTGAAGAAAGAGAAAATCTTGTCGAACTTGCCTTTAATTTACGATACACACTTAACGCGAAAAAAGCAGAAGTAAGTAAATTGAGCAAGAAAAAGGACCGCGATAAAGTTAGACGCTTATTCAGTCCAAAAGACAACGACAAGAGAAATAACGAGGATTTACTCGCGAAAATCGAACGATTGAACGAGCATTTCCGAAATAGACATTAAAAAAAGAAAAAAGGAGGTGAAGTGATGGCTTTTGATGGCTCAATCGAAGCCCTTATTGGTGCGGATTTAACCGAATACGATAAGGCAATGAACGAGGTCGTGAATTCAACTAAAAAAGCGTTTGAAACGGCGGCGCAATCTGCTTCTAAAAGCGCCAATCAGATGATTCGCGAAGTTGGGGAATTGATGAACCGACTAGCAAGCAACAATCAATCGATGGGTTCTAAAATCGGTCAAGGTCTGACTGGTGGGTTAAAAATCGCTATGGGTGAGCTTCAGCGTATCGCTTCAAACATTGGCGCAAAATTGCCCGAACCCTTGAGAAATGGCCTTATCCGTCTATCAAATGATATAAAAGGCATTTTTGGGACGATGAAAAACGAAATTTTGTCGTTCGGTTCAAAAGTTAATTCAGGGTTTAAAAAAGCGTTTAGTTTTGACATCGCAAACGCGATAAAATCACCAAAGAGCGCTTTTGCAGAAATGGCGAACAGTATCGACTCGATGGCGACACGAATCAGCTCAAAAGCTCATTCAATCGGTTCGGTATTTGCGAATTCTGCTAAAAATATGAGTGGGCCTTACAAGTCCGCGTTTAATGACATCGCCAATAGTTTAGCAGCTTTCGAGGCTCGCGTCTTGTCAGCAGCGCAACGAGTGACAAGCTCGCTCGGTCAAAGGGTTTTAAACCCTATCAATTCTTCGTGGTCTAGCTTGTTTTCAAGTTTGACGACGAAAGTAAACGGCTTCGCGGATCGAGTTAGCAACTCATTCGGTGGGCGTTTGTTATCAGCAACGAACAAGCTCGCGACACAAGTCGGAGGGACGCTCGGAAATGCGTTTCAAACAACTGGGCAGAAAGCCGTTAGTGCTTTAACTGGAATTGTAAGTCATACGAACAGCGCCGCAAGTGCTTCTAGTGGGTTATTGAAGCAAGTTATCGGAGTCGCTGCTGCATATAAGGCTTTTGAGCTTGGAAAACAAGCAATCAAGAGCACGGTTTCAAAAGCGGCCGAGTTCGAGGCTAAAATGAGCAATATCAAGGCGGTTACTGGTGAAAGCGAAGAAACGATGAAGAAATTCAACGACGCAGCTATTAAAGCCGGGGCAGACACAGCCTTTTCAGCAGCGGAAGCAGCGGACGCCGTGGGAGAACTAGCAAAAGCTGGGGTTTCCACGCAAGACATCCTAAACGGTGGGCTTACCGCGTCGCTTAACTTGGCAACTGCTGGGGAGCTCGACTTGAAGGAAGCGGCGGAAATTACTTCGACAGCTTTAAACGCGTTCAAACGTGACGGTATGACTGCGACACAAGCAGCAAACCAACTAGCGGGAGCAGCGAACGCTTCAGCGACAGACGTCCACGAATTGAAGTACGGGCTCTCTATGGTCGCGCCGGTCGCTTCAGGTTTAGGGCTATCGTTCCGTGATACCACAAACGCCCTCGCAGTATTCGCGCAAAACGGGCTTAAAGGTTCAGACGCCGGGACATCGCTCAAGACAATGCTTATGAACTTGCAACCGACAACCAAGGGGCAGTATAAAGCAATGCAAGAACTCGGAATCATTACCGAGGACGGGGCGAACCAATTCTTCACAGCAGAAGGAAAAGTAAAATCGTTCGCGGAAATTTCTCAAGTTTTGAAAGATAAGCTGGGACATTTAACGGACGCAGAAAAACAAATGGCCTTGAAGACGTTATTCGGTACGGACGCGGTGCGTGCTGCAACTATCGCGATGAACGAGGGAGCAGATGGCGCGAATAATATGCAAGCCGCTATCGATAAAGTAACGGCTTCGCAAGTAGCAGCGGAAAAATTGAACAACTTAAAAGGGGCTATCGAGGCCTTGAATGGTTCGTTTGAAACGTTGCAAATTAAGGTCGGAACGGCAGTCTTACCAGTGCTTACAACGTTAGTAAAATACGTTGATAAGTTAGTGGATAAGATTTCCAACTCTAAAGGTTTACAAACATTCCTTGACGCTTTAAACTCATTGAATCCAGCTCTTAATCAGTTTTTGAACGGGACGAAAATGACCGAGGAACAAGCGGGTAAATTTCAAGATATAATGGTTAGTTTAGAACCAGCCATTATGGGCTTGGTCGGCGCTTTTGCGTTTGGTCCGGCGACTAAAGGACTGTCCAAAATGACAGGTCTCTTGGGCTCGCTGGGTGGCAAAGTTGTAACTTTTGGAAATTCTGCGGGTCTTGTTTTCGCGGACGCAGGGGATTCTATCGTTAATTTTACTTCAAAAATCGGAGGAGTACCAGCTATTTTAGGTCGCGCTGGAGGGGAAGCGACTGCAATGTTGGGCATGATGTCGCAAGGGATCAGCTCGGTCATGGGTGTTGCTTTGGCTGCTATTGGTCCAGCAGCTATTCTCGGGCTTGTTGTCGCCGGTTTAGGTTTAATCAATTACCAATTCGGCCATCAAATAGATCGATTACTAAATACGGTAACGACTAAAGGACCACAAATTATTCAAAATCTTGTTTCTGGTATCACGTCACAAATTCCAGCGCTTATCGCTTCCGGTGCGGACTTAATCGCAAAATTGGCGCAAACATTCGCGACAATGTTCCCGGTTATCGTTGACGCCGGAATTCAGCTTATCGCTAGCTTAGTGCAAGGAGTGGGGGAAAGTTCCGGCTCTTTAATATCTTCAGCGATAACGATTATCGGAACACTTGTAAATACGTTACTATCAGCATTACCGCAATTACTTTCTATCGGTATGCAATTACTGGTAAACGTAACACAAGGAATTTTACAGAATATCCCGCAATTACTTTCAACAGCTCAACAAATTGTGACGAACTTTATCAGTAACTTGCAAGCGAATTTCCCTCAGATTTTAGAACAAGGGATTCAAATTTTAATGAATATCGTAAAGGGTATCGTTCAAGCGTTGCCAACGATTATTCAGATTGCGACACAAGTTATTGTCGGATTTATCCAAACGATTATCCAAAACTTGCCGGCTATCTTGCAAGGCGGTATTCGTTTAATTGTTACATTGGTTCAAGGTTTAATTCAAGCCTTACCACAGATTGTACAATCTGGCGTACAAATTATCGGGCAGTTAATCACGGGAATCGCTCAAGCCTTGCCTCAACTGGTGATGGCCGGAGTTCAGCTTATCGTTCAGCTCGTCGCGTCTATTATTACGGGTTTACCGAAGGTATGCGCAGCAGCGGGCGAAATTATCATGGGATTCGGTAAAGCAGCGCTCGAGTTCATTCCGAACGCGCTTAAAGGCATAGGCGAAGCAGTAGGAAACTTCTTCGGTGGTCTATGGGATTTTGTTTCTGGCAAGTCTGAAGAAGGCGGAGCGAAGGTCCAAGCGGCAATCAATACGACGTCAGACAATATCGAGGCTCGAAGCGGAACGACAACGGCTAAAATAACCGCGGACTCTTTACTTGCAAATACGGGCGTAAGCACAAATTACCAACAAATGCAATCGAGCGTTAGCACGTCCACGGACGCTATGTTAATGGACGTCAATAATAATATGCTGGGCATTACCAATAGCGCTACAACTCAGACTACGACAATGCAGCAAAATGTTTCGTCAAACTTTAGTCTTATGAACGCAAACGGGACTTTGCAAACCCAACAATTCGCGACAAATAGCAATACGGCGTTTACACAAGCTCAAACAAACGCGACAGCTCAAACGAGCGCCATGAGTTCAAATGTTGTTTCAAACGTTAGCGATTTAAACGCGAACGCAAGCTATCAACTAGATCAGTTGCTTAATAATGCGAACGCAAGTACGGCCGGCGTATCGACTACCGCGAACACGAACGCTTCTATTGCAAATTCTGGAGTTGTTTCCAATTTTCAACAAATGCAAGCGGGCGCAACAGCCGCAACAAATACGTTAGCAACAAGCGCGGAATCTGATTTCAATCGCGTTTCACAAAGCGCGGAACAATCAAGCGCGCAGTTATCGCAATCGATTGCGAAAAATTATCAAGAAATGCAAAATACAGTTGAGAAAGCTATGCAAGCAACGGCTCAAGCGGTTCAAACTGGACTTGATAAAATTTCACAAGTTAGCAATCAAAGCGGCTCACAGATGGCTAAAGCGTTCAATGATACGTTTAGCAATATTACGACAAGCGCAGCTAGCGGAATGAACTCTTTTGTTAGCACAATACAAGCTGGACTTTCTCACGTTATGTCGCTAGCTTCTAGTGCGAACAATAGCATTGCCGCAACGTTCAGAATCCTTCCGGTCTTATTAAATAGCGTCGGTTATAATTCTGGAATAGGTTTATATAATGGACTTGCTTCAATGGCCGGGGCTTTGTATTCACTAGCGAATAGTATCGCTTCAAATATTGCTAGAACTATGCGGTCAGCTCTTTCTATTCATTCACCTTCACGGGTTATGGATAAGATAGGGGGCTTCACGGGTGAAGGACTCTATAATGGTATGTCTAGCTGGGTGAAAGATATTTACGACGTATCGAAACAATACGCGCAAGCTATCACGGATCAAGATTACCAAACAAATAGCGTACTTACCACATCCGCAAGCGTTACAAGTGCGGGCGTTCGTTCTTCGCTTGAAAACTTGAGCGACGACGTTAAGAACTCGCAATTATCTGAACGTAAATTTGAAATCCATAACGAAATTGTGGGCGACAAGATTTATACAACAATCAAAGAGAAAGACGCTAGAAAACAAGCGCTTTCTGAATATTTCACGTAAGGGGGACTCATGGATTTATTGATTGAAAAAGACGGTCAGGATCGGAGATTGTCCGAGTTGGGCTTATATAATATCGCGGTCGATGATTCTTCCCCGACCGTGGATATTTCAACACGAACGGTTAAAGGTCGTAATGGTCGAATTTTTGACGGTTTGACCTATACCGAAAAAACAATAGAAGTAAAAGCAAGGCTTACCGTCCCAACGATGGAAGCCTTTTTTGATAAAAAAGACGAATTAAACCGGTACATCTTGGGAGATGATGGTTTTTACATTACCAAAATGCACCCCGAACGCGATGATTTATACGAGTTCGAGTTAGCCGGACAAACAACGGGCGAATTAAACCTCGGAACGATACCTCATAGAGCATGGAAATATCGTTATAAGGTCGTCAATAATGGTTCGGTTGAATATGAATTTATCGGAAAATCTTCCGCTGGCTTGAAGTATAACGTTTCTTTTGGTTTTGTGACTTCGGAATTACCGTATGGTGAAACAGTTCCGAAAGATATCACACTTTCAACGAATACGTTTGATTATGCGGGGACGGCTACACTTAGTCAGTTAGAAGTTCCATTTATCGTAGAATTGACAGCCAACGCTCAACAAACGAATTTCTTTCTTGAGATTGACGGGCGACGGTTTACATATAATCACGCCCAAACGCCTATCCAATCGGGCGACAAGTTAAAACTAAAAGGGATAGAAACTCAATTATTTACTGGTTCTACTGGTGAAAATGTCAATAATCGGACGAATTTTGAATATTTCGTGATTAAACCGAAAGCGAATAAAAAAATCCCGTGGTCTTCAAATTTCAAAGGCACAATCAAGATAATCGGATTTAAGGAGCTATACAAATAGGAAGGAGGTAAACATTGCTTACATTTTACAATGAAAAAGGCGAAGGTTTTGGAGCGCAAGTTGAATTCACGGTAAAAAATGCTGTAAATGGCGAGCGTTCTGTTTCGGGGACTATTATTTCAAATGATAGAGTTTTATCTGAAATTGACCGTGGATGGAAATTTGAGCTTAACGGCGAATTTTTCGCCATCGTTTTCGCCAAGCCTCGGGACGAAGGGCGCAATCTTTCCGTTTCCTTCGAC